TTATTTCTTTGTTTTCATCTTTTCTAAACAGCTCTAAATTCATTTTTCATCTCCTTTTAATAATTTTAAAATTTTTTTATCTCTAGCCTTGTTATTTTGAATATAATTATCAAGGCAACAAAATATACTGAAAGCAAATTCCAATACTTCAAAATTGCTTAAATCCTTTTTTCCTTTAGTCGCTTTTGCTAAACATTCTAAAAACTTTTCTTCTTGGCTCATTGGTATCCTTTTGTAATTTTTTGTATTCTTAAGAATTACAAAATTATATAAAATTATTTTTGTATTGTCAAGTAATACAATGTATGCTTTACAAAAAAAAGTTTTTTTTGTAAAATTACAATAAATTACAAAAAGGAAAACATTGGAAGAGAAACAAAAAACCAATAAATCAGAAATAATATCGATAAGGCTTGATACTGTAACAAAAAACAAACTCGCCTATATATGCGAACTTGAGTATCGCCCTATGGCTTTACAAATAAGAAAAATCATTGAAGATTATATTAATGCCTATGAAAGCGAAAATTCATTATGGCAAAAAGGTGATTACCCTAATTAGTTTTATTTTTATTCTTAACATAATCGCTTAAAATTTTAACTATTTGAGTTGCTAAAGGGCGGTATTCTTTATCTGCTATTTTTTGCAACTCTTCTTTTAATTCTAATGGAATTCTTATACTTAGCGGTTTTGTTTGTTTTTTCATAATTCTTTATCCTTTAATCTTTTTACTTCTTTAATAGCTTTATCATCATTTTTAAAAACGCCTATAAGCCCTAAAGCATCAAGTATTTTTATACGAAAATTACTAAGTTTTACATTGATTTTAATTTCTTCTTCTAGCTTCAATGAAATTTCATTTATAGCAGTATCTTTTAATGCTATTACACCTTTTAACCTTTGAATTTCTTTTTCTAAATATCTTATTTTTTCATTTTTTTTACTATTTAGGAACATAGTTTCGACCTTTCTTTTATATAAAGAAGCTCATAAATTTTATTTTGCAAAGAGCTAATTTCTTTTATATTTTTCATATTTGCTTCTATTTGATCTTTTAACTCTTTTAAAAGTTCTATTTTTTCATTTTCAAGATTAGAAATTTCAGTTTTTAAAGATTTATTTTCATCTTTTAAAGACTTATTTAGCTTCATTTCTTTTCTATATTCATCTTTGCTAAGTTTAATGATGACTTGTTCTTTTGTGTGATAAGCTTTCATTTTTTCTCCTTTTAGATTAATGCTTAAAAGGGACAACTGAGTTCTTTAGAATAGGAAATAAAACAAAAAGGTAAATTCTCAAGTAGTTAATTTGTAAAAGTTGCCCCATTTAAGCATTAAAGGAGTTTAAGAAAAGCCGAGTAAATCCGCAAGTCTCGGCATTGTATAATCGTTTAAGTTTATGCTAAGCGGATTTAGTTAAAATTTATCTGTGTTAAAAAATATTAGAGTTTTATAAGCTCTCTAATTAGCTCTAAGATTAAGATTAAAATTGTTAAAATTTTATCCCACATTTTAGAGCCTCCTTTCTCAACACCGAGACAAGTTAGCAACTTAAACTTTATAATTATACTTTCTTTTTCTTAAACTCTTGATTTTCTGTCGTTTTTAAAGTGCAAGAAAACCTTAAAAATAGCACTATAAACAATAATAGCGAGCCAAGTTTATGGATAACTCGCTAACCCTTCCGCTATACAGAACTATCAACGCGATAGTAAAGCTTAATTTTCAAGCGGTCAAAAGCTTAAGAAAGTTCTTTAATAAAAAGAACTTGTTAAACTTTTAATAAAGCTTTTCGTATTTCTTCTCAAATTTCCTTACTTTTTCCAATAAATCATAGGTATCGTTAATAAACTCATCTCCATAGGCTTGCAAAGAAGCTGCAATATCTTCATCATCTTCCAAGCTTACTTCTAAAATATTTTTAAATTCTTGCAAAGAGTTAAAAATATCCGCAAAGTTTTCTCTGCTCTCTAATTCATCTTTAACCAATTCTCTTGCGTAGTTAGAAATTCTTTTTTCTTCTCTATCGAAATAAAAATCTGTAAAACTCATTTTTTATCCTTTTTGTTTTGTTGATAAAAGTATATAATAAAGAAACTTAATTAAAATTTAATTTAGTATATTAATTAGAAACTTTTTTTAAAAAATATTTGTGGTATAATTTTTAAGAATAAATAAAAACAAAAAATAATAATGAAAGCTAGGATTATGAATTCAATTATAAAATTTTTTTTAGCGATACTGTGTATTGGATGTGTCAATTATCTTTTAATATATTATAGCGATGGATATTTTAATTCATCATATAAAGAAACTATACTTTTTATAGATGTAATTTTTACTTGGGCATTTTGCTTTATTTTTATTTATGCAATATTTTATACAATTAAAAAAATTTATTACGGAAATGATAAATGTAAAAACTTTATTTTTGATTCTGCTATTGCTATAATAGTAATAACAGTAATAACTAAAATTTTATTAATTTCATTTTTAAGAAGCTTAAATGTATATGGTGTTGATGTGATTTTAGTAATGATGGGTATTGCTGTGGGAATATATGCTTATGTATTTGCTTTGACTGTGTTATTAAGATTGACATTTAAAGGAATTGAAGTTAATTATCCCGTAAGCAATAGCTCTGTAATAAGACTTTTAAAAGTTTTGCATATAGCTTGTTTAGTTGCTGATTTGACAATTATTGGAGCTTTTTTTGGAATCCCTATATTTTTAGCATTGTGGATTTTTCAGTATATTTTTGCAAATGAAAAAAATCCTTTTTTTGTATTTAAAAAATACAATCCTAAGCCATATCAAGAAGAAGATATTATAGATGTTGAAGTTGAAGATGAAAAACCAAAAAAATCCTTAAAAACATTTTTAGAAAATTGGAAGGATTAATGCGATGGATATAAAAGGCTGATGGGGTATTGAGGGTAAATTAATATAAAAACATTTAAAATAGAAAATATAAAAAGACTTTTAGATGATAAAAAATAATTTAAAAAACGCTTTAAAAAAACATATAAAACACCTATAAAGCTTTTAAGACTATAACTTTTTTATTTTAAAGATTATCTATTTTTACATTCATGCATCTAGTAATATCATTTTGAATATTCTTAAATTCTTCTAATAAAGATAAAGTTTTTTCTATTCGGTTAAGCTCTATTTGAAAAATAAAAGCAAGACATTCTTCAAATGTTTGATATTGCTTAAAATTATTAAAGGATTTATAATCTTTTACAAAATCATCATATCTAGCCAATATAACAGTACATAAAATTTTTTGTAAATACTTTATTGTATCTCTATTTTCTTCCTTAAGAATCATGTTAAAAACATTAATTATGTATGCAAAGTTTTTCATACAAGCCCCTTTATATTTTGAGCCTCTTCTACGCCTTTTCCATATTCAATAATATCAAAATCTTCTTTAAAGAACGAAATATCAAAGCCACCTGTAATCCTCATAAAATCTTCATCTAGTATGATCTCTAATATATTTTTTGTCGCTAAAGATGAGTAGTACACTTTTAAATCAGCATCTTCAAATCTTGTAAAATTTTTATCATTCATTCTTTTTTTAGAAGTTGCAATTGTTTTATTTAATTGTTTAATAATTTTTCTTATTTTTTGCTTTTCTTGTATTTTATTTTTTCCTTCAAGTGTTAAAAAATAATTTTGGTCACATAAACTAGTATAAAAAGCCCATCTATTTAATTTTTCAACTTCACTGCACAAACTAATATAATCTTCCGTTTTAACAGTTTTTAAAGCATGTTGAGTATTTTTTGATTTTACTTCTATGGGTAACTTTGCATTATAGTCAGCATTTAATGTGTTAGCCGATATAAGCAAAGCTATGGCACATACGCCAGAGATTATTCCTTTCATAATTAACTCCTTGTTCCATTTAACTAATTTTATCAGTTTAACTCTTCAAATAAAATAAAAATTAAAATTTATCACAAACAAGCTTATGATTTTATATTTATCATCCCACCACTTCTATAAAATTTTTAAAGGTTTCAACAGCCATTTTTGATACTACAGCACCTAAGATCTCGCATTGTTCAAATTCGCTATTATCTACTTTTTTATCCTCGTATTTTTTATTTTCAGAAACTAAAAAAATATAATCTTCAAAAGGTTCTTTTTTAATTTTTTTGCAAAATAAATCATCATTTTTTCTAAAAATAACAATATCTGCGTTTGAAATAGTTTGAAGTGAATTTTTGCTTCTATCCACAATAATAAAATCTCCATTAGATAAAATAGGTTCCATGCTATCGCCATTAATTTTTATAATATCATAACTCTTCTTTATGGGTATATCTAAAATTTCTTTTAGAAAATTTTCATCAACGGAAACAATTTTTGCTTCTTCGCTTTGAGATGATGTTCCAAGTCCTGCACTTGCATAAATATCTGGAAAATATCTGAAGTTAATTTGATTATCATTTCTAAAAACATCTTGCAATATCACTTCGTTAAAAGGAATATCTAATGCATTGCATAAAATTTTTATATATTGTGGTTTAGGTTTTGTTTTATTATCTTCTTTAGACATCAACCATTTTTTTATTGTTGCTTCTGAGCTTTCTATGCCATTTTTATATAAAATTTCCATCAAATCTTGATATGTAACTTTTTTATCTCTATTTTTTAAATAAAATTTAAATTTTTCAGTATCAAAATGAAAATCGAATATATCTCCATTTCTTCCCATATTCTCTCCTTTTTTAGTATAAAAATTATACACTTTTTTCAAGCAAATAATGTTCCATAATTAGAAACATAATTAAATATTTATTAAGTTTCTTTATTTTATACTTTCGTTATGAAAAAAATAGATTTTTTTGATTTTACAAAAATATTGAGTAATCACTATACGGTTATTAGTGTTAAAAAGATTAGAACAAATAAATCACGCCCAAGCTTTAAAAAACAAATAGAGTTTAAAAAACTCTATGGAATACCTCATGAATTTTGGGTGGATGTTCGTAGCAATCTTATAAACATACCTAAGCGTGGGAGAAAGCGAAAGGATAGAGAATGAAGGCGATTGAACTAAAGGTTAAAAAATGGCTTTTATAGCGAGATTTTCAATAGGTTTTTTTAGTTATTTTTTAATTTGGAAAATCTTTTAGGATGATTAATGCTTGATAGGGTATTTGAAATAATAGGATTATTTATTTTTACTTTGATGATGTTGCATTTTAGACTGTTTCTAGTGGCTGGTATTTCGGCTGGGATTTTAATATCTTGCATTTATCATTATCTAAAACGCATTTTTTATCACGGTAGTGAGGACAAATAATGTATTTAAATTTATCTTTTTTAAAAACCATTTCAAAAGGAGTTTTTTTTGTAACTAATTTATATCCTAAGTTAGGATATAGTCTTTTTGTCAAATCGTTTTCTAGCTTCATATCTTTAATACAAACTCTTTTTAGTTTTTGTTTTTTAGTTAAATATAAAAACAAAGGACGGATACTTAAACCAAATAAAACACCTATTAAAAAATATAACAAATTTTCTAAAGTGGCGGTTTTTAGCATTTCGGATAAGAAAGAATTAAACATAAAAAACCTTTTTAATTTAAATTATAACATAAAGGAGAGTTGGTGATACTAAATTTTATAGCAAGTTTTGATGTAGCTTTGGGGCGTAAAAGCCTAAGAGAGAGAAAAGGCTATTTGAAATTATCAAACACTATAGCTTATGGAGGACTTAGTGTTGATGCTCTGGCATTATATATACAACTAGCTAAACTTAGTGAAAAAACGATTATAAGTGAGATCTATCTAAGAGAGTTTATAAAAGTTAAAAATAATCAAAGAATGAGTTTAAATAGACTAAGAATTGCTAAAAAAGAATTAATTGAACTAAGACTTTTAGAAATTAAAAAGGTTAGAAATGGATCTTTAAATTTTTATGAATGGATTTTAAAAGATGAAAATTATCAAGTTAAAAAGCATTTTAACAAATCTTTATCTTTGCTTAAAAACAGTGATGAAAAGCTAAGCAAAACTCTTAAAAATAACACTTCATCAATCGACAGAAAATTAACCACTGAAAACGAAAAAAAAGAGAATTTGCATTATATAGAAACACACACGCACGCACGTGATAATAAATTTATAAATAATATAAATATCAATAATAATAAATTTATAAAAAAAGAGAATTTAGAAAATTTAAAAAATAATCAAGAAAAGAAAGAACGCGTTTCTAATCAAAACGCCTCTTTTGTGACGAGCTTTATTGATTTTAGCAAAAAGGAGTTAGAGAAAATGGCAAAAAAAGAGTTTAAAGTCCCAAATGCAAATGAACTCATGAGACAAATAATAGCTTTTAATGAGAAAAATGGCACAAACTTTGGTGAAGAGTTGGCTAATGATTTTATAGGCTATTGGGATGCTAGGGAATGGAAGAGAAATGGAAAAAGAATGTCAAGTGTGGCAGGAAGTCTTTATACATGGCTTAAATACGCTAAAGAAAATGAAGAAAGAAAAAATAGTCGTTTTGGCAAAAAAAAGAGAAGCTAACCAAGATGTAGTTGATAGCTTAATGGAGTATTACGGAATGAAAGATGAGAACAAAAACAAGCTCTTAGGATGCTTTTAAGGAGTGAAAATGCAAGAAAAAATACAAATTTTAATAGACTTATTAGAAATTAATAAAGCTCAAGCAACTGATATTGTAGGTAGATATTTGCAAGATGCAAAGGATATTCATGCTTTCTTAGATTTTTATTTCGAAACTTTAGAAAGAGAGAATATCGTAGGGACAACCTATGAGAAATTAAGAAGAGTTTGCAAAAGGGCTCAAATCGAGTTTAAAAAGCGTTTTGAAGATAAGGAAATATTTTTAGAATGGCTTTGCAATAAATACAAAAATCAAGCCTGTTTTAGAGTTTTTCAAGGAGATTTTAAATACTCATATTTTGCAAATTACGGAAGCAATCAAAAAATTAAAATGAATCAAGAATCGATAGATTCTTTAATTTGTATCAATGCTTTTAAGCAAATCACTTATAAAGATGGTGATTTAATAGCTAATGGAGAATTTAAAGAAGCTTTAGTTGATTTCATGTTCAAAAATCAAGATAGGATAGGAAGAGATTTAGAGTATTCTTTACCAGTGCGAGAAATAGAAAGAGTTTTAACTTTAGATGAAATGAGAGAGCTTGAAAAAGCTGAAGAAAAAAGGCTATTTAATGAGAATAAGAGCAGATTTGAAAAAATTCTTAAAAGCAAAATAGCTTTTAAACGCATAAGCTAAATTTAAGAAAGTCTGAAATGGAAAAGTATATTTTAAAAATTGATTTAAAAAGCAACCCAGTTCCTTATAAAAGAACCACGCAAAGATCTAAATTTGCATGTAAAGATTATCTTAAATATTTAGATTTTAAAAAACTCTTGCAAATGGAGTTTAGAAGACAAAATAATATTAGCTGTTTTCAAGCCTTTGATAAGCAAAAGAAATATGAGTTTTCTTTAAAAATAGGATTTAACAGCAAAAGGCATGGCGATGGGGACAATATCGTAAAATGCGTGTTAGATGCGTTATTTGAAAACGATAAGAATGTTTTAAAAGGCGATTATGAGATTATTAGTTTTAAAAAATCTTTTTTAAACTTAGAAATCAAAGAATTTGATTTTAAAGAAGGGGTGGCTTAATGGCTAGAATGATGACAAATGGCAAAAGTATGACAAAAGAAGAGCTTGTTTCAAAAATAGAGAGTTATTTTAATGAAAGAGTTGTCTTAAAAGAAACTAAGGAGAGTATTATTTTTGCACCTAAAACAAAAGTGGGATTAGCTGTGTATTTAGGAATTACAATACAAACTTTAGGCGAGTGGGAGAAGGATAAGGATTTCGGAGAAATTGTATCTCAAGCTAAGCAAAAATGTGAAATGGATATTTTAAACCATTCCTTAATCGGCACTTATACTCCTAGCGTTAGTATGTTCTTGCTAAAAAATCAACATGGCTACGTGGATAAACAAGAAGTAGTTAGCGATAACGTTCAAAAAATTGAAATTATAAGAAGTGAAATCAAATGAAATTAAAAATCGATTTTTCTTACACTCCGGCACAACTTAAAGTTTTTGATGATAAAAATCCACGCTTTATAACTGTAGCAAAGGGCAGAAGACTTGGTTTTACAAGGGGAAGTGCTAAGTTTGTTATCGAAAACTTGCTTTTAGGACAAAATGTTTTATGGGTGGATACCATACAAGCAAATTTACAAAATTATTACGAGTTATATTTTACACCTGAGTTAAAAAACTTGCCAAAAGATTTTTACTCATGGAGTGTGCAAGATAAGAAACTAATTATTAATGGAGCAGTGCTTCATATGAGAAGTGCTGAAAGAAGTGAAAATATCGAAGGTTTTGGATACGACCTTGTTATCTTAAACGAAGCAGGAATTATTTTAAAAGGTAGTAAAGGAGAGTATCTTTGGTATAACGCCATACGCCCTATGTTGCTTGATAATCCTAAATCAAGAGCGATTATCGGTGGAGTTCCTAAAGGAAAAAATCTATTTTATGAACTTTGCAGAAAAGAACTCAGCGATAAAAATTGGAAACATTTTCAATTCTCAAGTTATGATAATCCATTTTTAAAAGAAGAGCAAATTAAAGAATTAATTGAAGAAGTAGGCGGAGAAGGTAGTGAAGTTGTCAAGCAAGAAATTTATGGCGAGTTTATAGATAGCTCGAGTGCTGAATTATTTTCTCTAAGTGAAATTGAAAATGCGATGAGCAAGAACTCTTTTAGTATTGAAAAAATGCAAGGCGAGAATATTTGGGGGCTTGATGTAGCAAGATATGGAGATGATAAGAGTGTTCTTGCAAAAAGAAAAGGTTTTGTAATTTATGAGATTAAAAAATACTCACAACTTGGAACTATGGAGCTTGCAAACAAAATACTAGCCGAATATAACCAAAGTGAAGATAAGCCTAAAGGAATTTTTATAGATACTTGTGGTCTTGGCGTTGGCGTATATGATGTCTTGTTAAATTATGGTTTGCCTGTATTTGAGGCAAATTCTGCAAATTCTGCAACTAGCAATGAATACTTAAATAAAAGAGCGCAAATGTATTTTACATTTGCTAAAAACTTAAAACACATGGAGCTTGTTAAAGATGAAGAATTAAAAAAAGATATGAGAATGATTGAGTATGAATATAGCGACAAGGGGCTTTTAAAGATAGTTTCAAAAGAACAATTAAAAAAGAATTATGGCAAAAGTCCTGATGTTAGCGATGCGGTGGCATTAACTTTTTTTGAAAAACTATACAGCAGAAACAATACTAATGAAGATTGGAGTTATGATGGCTGGTGAGTTTTTAATGATCTATGATGCAATTGATGTAAATAAGATTAAAAAGATTTCAAACTTAAGTGATGATGCAATAAAGTCAAGCTTGGCTAATGAGTTTTTAGAACTTGTATCAGGATTTAATAATATTTCTAAAAAGAAATTTAAAAGAGAATTTGCGGAGTTTTTATTTGAAAAAGGAGTGAATGAAAAAGATATTTTAAAAATAACAAATTTAAGCAAAACAACAATATGGAGAATTATGAATGAAAACAAAAAGAACTAATGATGAGAGAGTGTCGTTTTTAACACAACTCATTAGCGAAAGTAAAAGTGGATATGAAAATTACAAACCACACTTTAAAGAGTTGCAAGATGCTTATTTGCTTGAAAATAAGGTAATGCAAAAACTAAGAAAAAGAAATAAATCAAGTATCTACATACCAAAAATAAACGCTAAGGTAAAGTATTTAATCACTAGCTTAAATGATGTGTATTTTAATAGTGAGAGAATGGCAGATATTGAAACTTACATTAATAGCGATGATATGATTATAGAGCTATGGCAGAATGCAATTGATTTTTATAGTGGTAAAATCAATATGTTTAAGATTTTTCAACCGCTTTTCTTAGATGTTTTACTTGTGGGAACAAGTATAGCTAAGGTTACTTGGCATAAAGGAATGCCACGCATTGAAAGAGTGGATATTGATAGTATATTCTTTGATCCAAATGCATTAAATAGTGAAGATGTAGGTTATATAGTTAATGAAATTTACCTAACTTATAATCAGATCTATGAAAGACAAAAGCTAGGTTTTTATAAAAAAATTGAAATTGAAAAGCTTTTTGATGAAGATGATGAGTATAAAAAAGTAAAGCTTTATGATATTTACGAAAGAAGAAACGATGATGAGTGGGTGGTTTCTACTTTATTTGAAAATAATTTACTTAGAAATGAAGTTGCTTTACAAGATGGTCAACCTTTTGTCTGGGGTTCAATGTTACCACAACTTAAAAAGATAGATAACGAAGACTATATAAGTGCTTATGGAGAGCCTATAATGTCTTCTGCTATGCCTTTGCAAGATGAAATTAATATAACTAGAAATCTTTTAATAGATGCGGTTAGATCTCACATTATGCCTAAAATAATCGTACCCAAATCAATGGGGATAAGTAGAGAAGATATAGAAACTTTGGGAAAGCCAATTAGTGCAGATGATCCAAAAGGAGTGCAGATATTACCACCGCCAAATGTAAATAGTGCAGGAATGAATTTACAGCTTTTAGAAAGCGAACTTACAGAAGTTACAGGAGTTAGTCCACAAAACAATGGAGCTCAAACTGCACAAAATGAAACAGCAACAGAAATTAGCATAAAAGCACAAGAAGGCGGAAGAAGAAGTGCTGACTATATAAGACAGTATAACGAAACTTTTATAGAGCCTTTATTTGATAGATTTGCAATGCTTGTTTTTAAGTATGGAGAAGATAGTTTTTTCAATGGTTATCAAAGAGAGGATATACCTAGTTTTAGATTTAAAATTCAAACCGGCACAGGTGCCATGAATAAAGAAATTAGACGTGCAGGAATTCAAGCTAGTATGCAAGTTTTTTCACAATTATATCAAATGTATATGAGCATAGGCGATGCAAATTCTGCTTATGGGATTATAAATGCTAGCAAAGAACTTACTAAAGAATTATTACCAATTTTAGGTGTAAAGAATGTAAATAGTTTATTTGCTTTTGAAAACAATGAAGATATTAATCCACAAATGCAAGGAGAAGCTAATGCTTAATATTGAAATTAAAAGCGATATATCTAAAACCAAAGGAGGAAAGAAATTAATAGATTTTATCAAAGCAAAATATAGTGAATGTTTTTATATAGCAAAAAATAATGATGAGAAAGAGTTAAGGTTAAAAGCTTTAGATACTATGGCTTTTTTAGACATAATAATCAATAAAATAAAGGATGAAGAAGATGGAAAATGATGCTTTAAAAGACTTAATAAATGTCATAACAGATGATGATAAAGGACAAGTTGCTAATAATGGCGATGAACCTACGCAAGTAGAAGATAATGAACCTATGCAGGTTGCTAATGAGAACGAGCCTGATTATAAGGCGATGTTTGAAGCTTATAAAAGTGAAAATGACAACAAATTAAATGCTTTAATGAGTGAGCTTGAAGCTTTAAAAAATCCAAAGAAAGAGCCGAGCGAACAAGAATTACAAAGAGAGCAGTATTTAAAAGAATTAGGACTTGATGGACTTGATGAGAAATTAAAAAGGCTTGAAGAGCTTGATAAAAAGCAAAAAGACAAAGAAGAGCAAGATGCACTAATCGCTAAATACGCACAAGTAGAAAGCGAGTTAAGAAAAGCCTATCCTGATGCGGATTTAAAGGCTATGGCAGAACTTGCAACAAAATTAAATGGTTTAGGCGAAGGTAATATTGACAGCTGGAAAACCTTGCTTAATTTGGTCGGAAAATCAAATAATGCCAAAAAAGCTGAAGATTTATCAAGTGCAAATAATAATGTAAGAACTAGTGATTTTAACGATAAGTTAAAAAAAGGCGAAGTTAGCGAGATAGATCTAGGCAAAGAATTATTAAGTTTAGTATAAAGGAGAAATCATGGATTTTATAACAGCTTTAAAAGGTGGTACAGGACTAGGCTCTAGCTTTGCAGATACTTTGATGAAAACAAGCAATTTTACTCCAAATTTAGCAAGTAGCAGTGGTGGTTTTTTAAATGGATTAAAAAATTCTTTTAGTAATTTTGGAGATTGGTTATTTAAAAGTTCTGATGCAAATAAAGTAACTAATTTTGATAGATTAGGAAATGTTTTAGGCGGTGCTGGTGCTTTATATGGTGCTTATAATCAGCAAAAGATGGCACAAAAGAATTATGAGCTACAAAAAGATGCTTATAACTTTAATAAATATCTAGCTAATGAAGAGTTAAACAGAAGAAAAAATATGGAAAATAAACTTCAAAATGTTTGGAGTAATTAAATAGATTTGGATTTAAGGAGTTTGTTTAAAGGGTAAATCTTAACCCCTTGAATAAGGGGCTTTGTTTATTGATTGTTAATTTGCATTGACAACAATAATACAAAGTAGTATAATAACTATTAAGATTTGTAGCATCTTATTTCACCGCCTTTCTAGGTGGTAATTTAGTGCTAAGGGTGGCGACCCTTAGCACCACACCTTTTAAAATTATACACAAACTTCCTTAAATCCTTTATTTTAAAAGAAAGAATAAAGGAAACAAAATGGCATTTTATAACCCACAAAGAGTAGTATTTAATCCTGATACAGGCGTTATACAAAACGCAGGAAAAGTCGGTGGTGTCTTATATGACATCATGAGCAAAAGTTTTGATGATAAAGTTAAAGCTAATGAGTTTCAGCAAGAGCAAGATTTAAGAAAGCAACAAATGGAATTTAATCAGGCTATGCAAAATAATCAGCTTTTGCAAAATGAATTTAATAATGCTTTAGCCTTGCAAAAATTTGACCTTGAAAGACAAAGACAAGTTCAAGATAATGCTTTAAATTGGGCTAAATATAAAGAAGATAAAGATTATAATCAAAAATATTTAGATTATTTAACTGGTAAAAATAGTAATATAGTTACTAATAAAACAAATAATAATTCAGGCTTTAGTATAGATGCTAATGGTAATTTAAGCGAACCGCAAACAATGAGAGATGTTTTTAGCAAAGAAAGTAATGGCGGGGATTTGTATCATTTTGCAAAAACCGCTAAAACGCAAAATATAAATTTAAATGATATTTATGGATTTGGAGATACCATAAATCAAAAATTAAGAAATACTCCTTTTAGTAATAGTAAAAACTTAAAACAAGAATTCGCAGATAAGCTAAAAGCTGAAATAAATTTAGCACTAGTTAATATCACAAGTGGCAGGATGAGCAATGAAGATAGACATAGATTAGAAGAATTGGTGAAAACAGATAGTTTTTACTTCTTTGATAAGTATGCTAAACATGATATTGAAAAAGCAGTAGAAATACTATATAGAGTAAAAAATGATGCCTTAAAAAAAGAATATATGGATATTTGGAAAACAGAAAGGTATTTAAAAGATAGAGATAATATAGAAAATTATTATAACAATATGTATAAAAAGCTAGAAAATGAAAAGGCTATGATAAAAGATTTTATAAATGCTGGAAATATTTTAGCTTCTCAAGGGCAAAGAGTGCCATTAAATAAGATTTTATCACAACAACCGCAACAACAATTAAACCAAAATTTTTTACAACAAAACAATATGATTACATTTAGATAATAAGGATAAAAGATGACAATACAAATACCACAAGGTGCAAAAACAATGCAACTTTTTGATATGAATATAGATATACCAGAAGGAAAAACTTATATAGATATTGATGATAATTTTTTGCAGAATAAATATAATCAATTTATACAAAATAATCAGCAACAAAACAATTTTAATTCACAAGAAGAATTAGCTTTAGATGGTAAGCCTATGAGTATGTATCAAGCACCACAAGTAAGCCAAAATGAGCCACAAGAACAAGGAGTATGGAGTAAAATAAATAAGGGTCTAGAAGATTTTAATAACCTTATAGATCCAAAAAGAATGATATCTGAAGGATTGGATTATCTTTCTCCAAAAGTTACAAGTGGTGAAGAAGGGGCAAGGCAAAAAATAGAAGATGCTACAAATCAGATATCAGGCGGGTTGTTGGCTAGAAATTTTACTAGCCTTGATAATGAAGAGCAAAAACAAATTTTTCAAATCGCATACGATGAAATAAAAAAATTAGGATATGAGCCATTTTTAGAAATAAATAATGGAGACTATAAATATATAGGCGTTGATAAAAATGGAAAAGAAGTTGATTTTACTCCTAGTTTTAGAAATACACTTGCTAGTACTAAAAACGAGTTAGCATTTTCTGTAGCTGGTGGATATGCTGGAAGTTTAGCAAAAACAGCAGTACAAACAATAGCCAAAAAAGCTTTAAATTATTTCGCACCATCTGCAATTGGTGCTGGTAGCGGTGCTGTATCTGATCTTCATTCGCAAAGTAATAATACAGGAATTGAAGCAAGTTATATGGACTATGCTAAAAGGTTTGGAAGTGCAGCCGCAGAAGATGCCTTAGCAGGTGCTGTAGTTGGATCAGCTATAAAGGGAATAGGAAAAACATATAAAAGTGTTGGTGATTTAATAAGCAGTGTTAAAACAGGAGCACAAGCCGGTAAAGATATGATAGATGGCATGGCGGTAAAAGGTGGTAATTTAAAAGAAAATATAGGGGATAAGCTTAGAAAAATAAGTCCTAATGTTTTAAATGATTTAGCTTCACAAGGTAGCGAAACTTCTAGACTTTATGCTAAAGAAATTGCAGATAGTAAAGGTAATGGCGTCTATGATGAGCTTTTAAAAAATGCAAATAAAATACCTTTAGAGGTCAATCAAGGAAATGCTATTGTTGATACTATTGCTAATAAGGCTAATTACTTTAAAGAAATGTCAAAAAATAAAACTATAAACAATATTTTAGAAAAAACAGAGGAAGGTTTAAGAACATTTAGCAAAAATATAGGCTCAAAAGAAGCAATACTAAATCAACAAAATCTCTTAAACATGTCTTTAATGGACGATGATTTAGCAAAAATGGCAAGAGATGTTTTAATCGCCAAGCCTGAAGTTGCTAATAAAGTTGGTAATACTTTAGCAAATAGCGATGAAGCTTTACTTAAAAACTTAAAGCTTGATAATGAATTTAGTGCTAAAAATCTTTATGATTTAAATAACACTAGAAAATTAAGAGCTTATGAAGAGTATGGAAAAGGACTTGATAAACTAGATGAACTTAATCCAAATGGCATAAAAATAGATAAAAAAAACTTAAATGATTTAATACAGAACGCTGATTTTTTTGGGCAAAACATACCTAAAGCTTTAAAAGACTTTTTAAAAGAATTAAATAGTAATACTCCTATGAGTGCTACAAAACTTAATACACGCATTAAAGAGCTCAGTGAAGAGATAAAAACAAATAAAAGCTATGATTTTAATAGCTTTTTAGAAAACTTAAAACAAAACCTATTAGATAGTATGGTAAAAAATGCTACTAATCCACAAGAAGCAAAGGAGATTTTAACCAAGATTAGAAAAGATTATGCAGATTTTAAAGTATATGATAAAAGTAAATTAGGAAAAAAACTAGAAGGAAGTGAAAAAGATATTACTAAAAAATTAAAACAACTTATAGATGAAACCAATCCTAAGAAAAACTACGAAAGCATAAGCAAGGGACTTAATGATAAAGAGTTAATCATACTAGATGATGAAATTATAAAAAGATTTATAGATAAAAACAAGCTTGAGTTTAATGGCAAGTATATAGTTAATTATCCTAAATTAATGAAAGATATTGAGAATTTTACTCCTAAAAGTAATAGTGCAAAAGAGAAAATACAGGTTTTAAAAAGTATTTATAATTTGCGTTCAAGCTTTGAGCATATCATTGATGGTATTTTTAATACCAAGGCAAAAGAAGCTGGAAAAGGCATATCAACCGACTTTAAAGCAAGAGCTATGACTATGCTTGTAAATAGCTTTACAGATCATGTGGCTTTTATTTTTTTAAGATTTGCAGAAATTGGCAAGAGAGCAGGACTTAGGATACAAATGCGAAGAGCTTTTGCAAATATTAATACCTTGCAAGATTTTAATAAAGCTAGTAAAGAATTTATAGAAAGTATTAAAGATAAAACACTCAAAGAAGAAGCACAAGAAGCTAGAAAAGAATTTAATTCAAAAGTTAAAGATTTAATCAAAGGCGACAACTTCTTCATGGATAAAGCTGATCCTAAAGACAATTCTTTAAGATTTATAGGCAAAAATGGCAAAGAGTATACTATAAATAAAGATGTTAGAAATGAATGGATGAAAACTTTCAATCTTAAAAATATCGATGATGAATATATCCCTAATATACCAAAAGAAGCAAAGATAGCTTTAAAAGATAGAGAAATAAAACTTACAAAAGGAAGTTTACTAAAGCTGATTGAAAAAGATAGAATTAAATACATACCACATATCAAAGAAACTTTAGAAAGCCCACAGGCAATCTTAAAAGATAAAGATGATTTTATTTTTATTAAAAATATAGATAATCAAACTTATTTTACAAGTATAGGTAAAGACTATGAAACGCACTTGACTATAATTAGCAATTCACCAAAGAAACAAAATAATATAAAAAATAAAATGAAAAATGCTGAAGTAGTGTATTATAATAATGCGAGAGCCTTACCGACATCTAGGGCATCTTCAGAGACAAAGCAAGTGTCGTTCTCTAACGAAAATTCTACCCAAGCTAAGCCTAAAAAAAACTTAATGGATGATATAAAAGATAATATTAAGAATAAAGAAATAGAGAAAAAGAATAAAAAAAGCGTAAAACAAAGACTTGATGAAAAAATACAAAATGATAAAAAGGCTAGTGAAGATATTCTAAAAAGATATGATAATTTTCTAAAAGAGAATAAAGATTATAATTTTGATTTTTTAGATAATATGAATTTAAATACTGTTGAATACAACTTAACTAGACAGATGATAATCAATGCCAAAGAAAGCACAAATAAAGGTGTAAAAAAAGATATTCCAAGTGCTTTAAGGGGTAAAATCGAACAAGAATTAAACATACAACCTTTAAAAGAATTTGGCGAAAATTATGCAGAATATTATCACGATGGAAAAGGTGCTTTACAAAAACTACTCATTGAAAAACAAGGACAGGTAGCAGGTGCTTTTCATAGGAAAGATTTAGGAGATATTGATTTGGTTTGGGGAGATGGAAACTTTGGATTAAGTCATATTGTCAATCGAAGAGAAGAAGATTTCATTAAACAAGGGTTAAATAAAATAGAAGCAAAAAATAAAGCTTTAAATTTTATAAAAGAAATAGAAAATATTATAAATAATGGAAATGTAAAAAAAGGTAATAATAGAGCTTTTATTGATGTTAAGAATAGTAGAGTTATGGTAGCACTTGATTATAAAGGTAAAGATAAAAAGTGGATTATAACTGCATATAATTTTTATTAATATTATCGCCCCTAGCTTAGCCGATACGCACTAAAGCTAGGCTTAATACTGACACTTTAAGCGTGAGTAGTGTCAATGGCGATTATTAATTATAACATAAATTTATGTAATATTTTTTTAAAACATAAAAGATAATTTGGAATTGGGAGGAAAATAAAAATTATTGGATAATAACATCTTATAGCAAAAGATGAGCCTAACAAGGGTATCGACTCTGCTAGGAGCATTATAGCTTTTCAAGGAGATCTATTCTCTTGTAGCTCATCTTATGAAATTATAACATAAATCCATATAATATTTTTTAAATTTAAAAGATGTTGGAGATAGAAGAAAGGCTACAAGAAAATATTTGTGAAAAAATATCAAAAATACGATGTGATATTTATGCTAATTTTTAAAGTATGTTTGTTAATTTTATTTTGTTATGATTGTATTCTTAAACTTTATCTATTTTAATAGATAAATATTCAAGGCTAAAGGGGTGTGAAAATGGACTTAGAAAAGGATATCTTTGAGCTTGATATAAGTGCTTTAGTTAGAGATAGTATAGAAGAGGCTTTAGAATATGAAGAATCCAATAATATAGGAGAAAATAGTAATCACTGTGATGAGGAAACAAAAAAATATTATTTAGGTTTAGCTAATAATGATAAAGAAGCATTATTAAAAAAGAAATTTTTAATAGATGAATTTATAAAGGATAATGCGTTTGAGTGATAAAATTACGAAAAAAGATGCTTTTTTAACAAAAGAAAATATTGATCTTATAGTACAACAGATAAAAGAGTTTTGTGAATTACATAAGGAAAAGTATAAAACTAGTTATATTAAAGGTAAATATGTGAAGGATGCTCTAATTAAAACTATTAGACAATATAATAGTTTTTTAAAAGAGTTTAATTTTATATTAGGAACTGTAGATTTTTATCGTACTTATGCTTGGTTTGGTTATTTTCTAGCTTTAGAATTTCCTTATTATCAAACACGCTTTAAAATTGCAAGAACTGCAATATTCCGTATAATCAAAGAGCTTGAAGAAAAAAAAGGTATTGTTTTTACTGATGTTACTAAAATAGAGATTATAAAATTTTTACAATATGAGTTAGAAGGAAAGGGAGAGCTTGGTGTTGGAAAGAATGGACTATATCTTTTAGGTAGGATAGTTTCAACTCTTGATTGATGAATAATATTAAAATTTTTTATGATTAATCTTGTTTAGTTTGTAAAATTATAGATTGTTTAATTTTTATTTCTACCTATAGATTTAATTTTAAATTCTTTTGTATCCATGAAGCTACCTTTTTTATCTTATAAAAGGTTTTATAGATTTTAAATTTTCATCCAAAAATAGATCTTTTAAACTAATGCTATATGGTATATAGGCTTTTTCTCAAAAATGAGAAAAAACTAAAGCTTTATACTACTTTCATTTAAAATCAAAGTAAGAGATTTTCTTTCTGAAAAATTTGCAGTAGTTACTATAGTATACCCTTTTGCTTTTATTCTTTGCAAAATATATTTTGAAATATTAAATTGAGTATTTAAGAAATTTAAATGGTTTTCTGACATGGGTATTTTTCTTAAATGAGATAAAAATGGATTTTTATCATTATTTTTATTAGACTTTAAACCATTTTTAAATTCATAATCCTCATAATTGCTTTTTTGAACATCATCATGTATCATATGTTCTCTCATATTGTCATAGAAATCTTTTAAACTGCCATTATCCAATATTTGTCCTAATATTTCTTTTGGAATATCATTTAAATAAGGATTTTTTACTATTAAATTATCAATATTAAGCGGCGTGAAATAATAAGATTTTTCATAATTTAACACAAGAAATAAATTAAAAGTATTTTCGTAATAGTCAAAATAAGTATTAACTTTTACTTGATGATATTGATAACTTAGCTTTAAACAATCTTGAGGTTTTCTTAAATTTAACATTAAGTATTTTTGTTTCAAAAGTTCTCTTGTATTTTCCATCGTTGTTTTATTTATAGTTATTTTGCCTTTTACATTAGAAAATGTTTTTTCTTCTTCATATTTCTCAAGCCAAGTATCAACCCAGATGGGAATTTCTTTTGATTTCCAATTTGCAACAGAGTTATAGTTCATGCCTACCAATTTTGAAAAATCTTCCCTAGTAAGATCTAGCTGTTTTAGTCTGTTTGAAAAATCTTCATAAGTCATCTTAAATCCTATTTTAATTATAAATGTATTTTATCATATTATTTTTAATAAAAATTAAAATAATTATTGACTTATTTTAATTTTTAGTGTAAAATTAAAATAAGTTTTTAATCTATAATTAAAAACTAATCAAAACAATAAGGAAAAAAATGGAAAGGTTAGCTGTAATTAACGGCGTGGATGTAGAGTTGGAAGTGGTAGATAATGCAGTATATACCACTTCTTTAAGCGTGGCTGAAGTATTCAATAAAAACCACAAAAATATTATACGAAAAATAAATGAATTTCCAAAGGATAATTTTACTAAGCTCAATTTTGAGCCGAGTAAATATATTGATAGCACGGGTAGAGTTTTACCTTGCTACAAAATCACTCGTGATGGTTTTTCTTTGCTTGTTATGGGTTTTACAGGCGAAAAAGCTTATAAATGGAAAATCGAGTTTATCAAAGCTTTTAATGAAATGGAAAAAAGACTAAGAAATATTGAATATGAGAAGCACGATAAGTTAGCTTTTCATCAAAGCTTAGGTTATAAATCTCAATTAAAACAGCAAAAGCAAAAATACGAAAATGAGATTAAAGCTTTAAAGTATGATTTAGAACAGAGTAAAAACAATTTTAAGGATAAATTAAATTGTATATTGGCTAAAAATGGTTTATATGCCTTTGATTTTAAAACTTTTAAAAATTATGCCTTAAAGCTAGAAAAAATGTTAAAAGATTTAAAAGATGATGAAAACAAAGAGAATAAACTACTTTTAAGAATGCAAAATGATTTCTTAGAATGTTTAGAACTTTATAAAAGTGTAAATATCTAAATCATTTCAAAACACACTATATTTGAAATAGTCATTTTTGGAAAAATCCTTAAAACTAAACTAAGGAGAATTCAAAAATGGCTTTACCTTCAATGGGACATACCTCACCCGCAACGGAAAATGTTAAGTTAAAACAATCAATATATGAAACGATTATTAAAATTGGAGCTACTGAAACACCAATTTTAAATAAAATAGGTACTTCAAAGGTTACAAATCCTTTAACTCATAGTTGGATTACTGATACTTTTGAAGAACCAAAAAAGAATGCAAATTTAGAGTTAAGTAAATTTGTAGGTGAAACAAAAAACACAGCTCAAAAAACTACAAATGCTACTCAAATATTCATTACCGAAGCCATGGTATCAAAAGCTTTGTTAAAAGCAAATCAATATGGTGGCAATGAAATGGAGTATCAAATAGGCAAAAAAACCAAAGAACATAAAATGGATATGGAATATGCTTTATTTGGTCTAGGCAGAGATAGTGATGTAAAAAAATCAGTTTTCAAAGATTATGTTCAAGCACAAGAAGCAACAAGTGGAGAAATGGCTGGACTTTTTCATTATATCGCTAAAGGAAAAGATAGCTTTGCTGATGGAAAGCGTGGAAATGTATTAGCTTTTGATGAAACAGGAGATTGGAGCGGAACTGCAACAGAACTAACAGAAGATAAACTTAATCAAATTTTGCAAACCATTTGGAATAGCGGAGTTACGCCTAAAGATGTCTTTTTAGGAGCTGACTTAAAAGGAGCTATTAACAAATTTGCTACAAGAATTTTAGGCAATGAAACAAAACTAGCAGGACAAGTAGTAAGCCTTGAAACAGATTTTGGAACGGTAAATTTCCATATGCATAGATTATTAAGCCCTAAATATGGTTTGGGCGATGTTTTAATTGCTGGAGATTTTGAGTATATGAAACATGGGCTTTATATTCCTACTATGATTGAAGATGTTCCAACTGATATTACTGCAAAAGCAAAAAGATTTTATACGCAAAGCACTTTAGAAGTAAGAAATGCTGATGCTTTTGCTATAGGAGTGGGATTAACTAGTGGAAATAATGCAAAGGCTAAAGCGGTTTTAAAAGCAGCAAAAGGTGCATAATGCTTTGTGCTACGGCTAAAAAACTCATTATCGCTAAAGTTAAAAATTCTTACAAAATGATAGAAGATGATGAAGTTTTGAAAGCCTATTTTATGGAAGCATTTTATTATATTTCATCAAAATGTGTTCCTAGCGTTCTTTTAAAAAATGTAGAGCAAGGCGAAAAAGTTTTTAGGCAAGTTAGAAATAATCATTTTTTGATTATTCCTGATGAGCCTGATTTTGACAATGAAAAAGAACATTTAATGATAGATGAAACACTTAGTTTTGCTGTGATTAATTATGTTTGTTATTTGATTACAAGATGCGAAGAAAAAGACTTTCTGGCATTATGTGACAAGATAATTTATGAGTATATAGCTAATGATGGCAAGGAGCTTGATGATGAAAGAACATGGTTGTAATTGTAATTTCACAAAAAAATTTAATAGAGCTTTGAGTTATAAAGACTATGTGCAAAGTATAAATAGTGCTGATTTTATAGCTTATTTAGATGATAAAAAATGGCTTTTAGCCATGGATGATCTGCTTTTCTTTTGTGAAAAGAGAATTAAAGATAGTGATTATTATGAAGGTTAAAAATGGGAACAAGCTTAAATGAATTAAAAACAGGTAGAGAAAAACTTGAAATCATAAATCAAGTTTTAGCTAGAATAAACAGCATTTCAGAAGCAATAGACAATACAAGACTTGATGAAGTTGTAGGCTTAAAACAAGCTTGCGAATCTTTAAAAAATGAATGTTTAAAATTTAAAAATGATATTGTAGATAAAAATGATGATATTTTAAGCAAATATGATGATATTAATAAAAAATATTCAAATATAAGTGAAAAATACAACAATGTAAATGCAAAATTTGATTATATTAAAGAAGCGTATGAAGATTTTTCTTTAAATAAACAAGAAATACAAAACATTAAAGATTTTTTAGAAAATAATACAGAAGAGTTTGAGAATTTAAAAAAAGATATACAGAAATATGAAGAAATAAAATTTAATTTAGATAATTATATTAATGAAATTAAACAAAATAAAGATTTTGTAAAAGAATATTTTGATTTGAACACAAAAATTAAAGATGAAATTTTAAGTGAACTTAATCATGCTTTAGAAATTGTAGATAGCTTACATTTAAATGTTGATGAATTAAAAGAAATAAAACCTGAATTAATAAGTATTAAAAAAGAAGTAAAAGATTTAGCAAATGAAGCAAAATTAGTAGTAAGTGAAGCAAGCGAAATTATAAAAAATAAAATTAACACTATATTCTTTGAAAACCAAAGATTAAATCAAGAAATGATAGATAGTGTTAAAAAGCTAGAAGAAATTAAATTTGATATTGGAGTTAAATATAAAGAAATAGCTAGTGCATATGAACTACTTTTAGAAAGCAAGCAAAATATAGAAGATTTAAGAGAAGTTATAGCTTTATATAAAGAATTTGAAAATGATATAACATCTTATTCCCAAATTATAAAAGATTTTAAAAGTAAAATAGAAAATTTAGAACGAGATTTAAAATCACAGTCTGAAAGTATCTACTCTTCTTTAAATGATAAACAAAATGAAATATTAAAAAATTTAAATGAAGTAAAAAATGAAGCTTTAGTTAAATTTGATGAACTTACAGCAAAATGTGAAGGGTATAAAATACATTTTGAGCAAAGTTATGATAGGTTTAATCAAAGAGCTTTGATAGCTAATGAAGATTTAGGTAGGTTAGCTGAAGTTGCTAAAAAAGAACTAGGTAATGATAAGTTAATTTATGAAACAGAATTAAAAGTTTTAGCTGAAGAAACAATAAAACAAATGGAAGAAATGCTCAAAGGTTTAAGTGATGAAAGAAATGAAGTCACAGAGGTTTTTGAAACTCAAAAGAAAGAATTTACTACTCTTGTAGATACTTCTAAAGTTATGATTGACAACTTAAATCATATTTTTAATGCGAATTATCAAGCAAAGAAAAATGAGTTTAGTATTATTTTTAATGAAAAATTGCATAGTTTAAACGAGAATAAGCAAGATTTTTTAAATGAGCTTGTGAGCGCAAAAGAAAACGGACTCAATAAAATAAATGAAACAAAAGAGCAAAGCCTTAATGAAATAATCCAAACAAAAGAACAAGGACTTAATGAGCTTGAAACTAAAAAAGGTGAGTGCATAGATGAGATTGACAATCAAGCAAGAATCTATGATATAAGTGGTGTTAAGGCTAATGTTGAATATCTTCTTTCTTTGCTTAATGAGAAAGATGATGGTAAAGATGATGGAATTAAAGATGAAATTGCAAATATAGAGCAAGGTATAAAAGATAAAGAACAAGAGCTTGAAGAGATAAAAAAGCAAATTGAAGAAGCTTTAAACAATAATGATGAATTAAAGCAAAAAAATGAGGAATTAAAGGAAATTAAAAATCAAATCGATGAGGCTTTAAGTCAAGAACCACCTGCTGATACAAGCGAACTTGAAGAGAGAAAAGAAGAACTTGAAAATCAAATTGCTGAGCTTGAAAAAGAGATTGCTGGTGAATTAATTAACAAAAAAGAGGAAATTGAAAAAGAACTTGAAGAAGCTAATCAAAACTTAGAGGACAAAAACAATGAGTTAGAGCAAAATGAAAAAGATAAAAAGCTAATTACACAAAAAGTATTAGATATAACTATTAAAACTTTAGAAGCACTTATAGATACAAAAGTAAGTTTAAATGGCGATGAAGAGATAAATGGAAATAAAACTTTTGCTAATCCTATTTTAGTAAAAGTAGATCCAACTAATGATAACCATTTAACAAATAAAATCTATGTAGATACCGCTTTAAATACAAAAGCAAATTTAAATGGAGATAATATATTTA